GTTTGTCCGGTGGCGGAGTTGGAGTTGATGACCCCCGACCACTCAAGTTCATTTACAACTTTCGGTTGCAGAGTTCATAATCGTACTGACTGGCTCTCAACCCCAACCTCTCCTCCACATTTATATATACCCCTATTCCTTACCTATTCTATATATATAATAATAATAATAGTATATATATAAGAAATAGATAGGAAATAGGTATATACGAAAAGTGGGGGTTGGAGAGGTCATATAAAGAAATGAAGCTTGTATAGAGAAATGACTGAGATTCTTAAATATTTGGAGAAGCATAATATCGCTTGGATACCGATCAATATAGACGAGACTGGCGGTAAGAAAATACCGTCATTGCCTGCCGGTTACCCATCAGACTGGATTCACTTTAAAAATAATCCTACAGCAGAACAATTGCTCAAGATTCAAAAGCACTACGAACAGTGTAACGCGCTCGCTATTGATACGCGTAAGACGCACCAGATTGATGTAGATGAAATGTCGCCCGAAGTTGAACGCATGATGAAAGAGACACCCTGGTTCCCTTCTTATTCAAAAGGATATCCTCACTTCTTCTGTGTCGGTCAAAAAATTACAAAGAATCTTCATAAACTTCCTGGGTGCGGTGATTATCTGACTGGTCAATGGAGCTACTGTCGCAAAGACGCCGTGGTTCATAACTCAAATTGTTCTATGCTTGTATTCAAGACTGAAATTGAAAAGGATCTGAGCGAAACACAAAGACTGATTCAAAAATATGTACCTAATCACTCAAAGACTCAAGTGACGAATATACTTGATAACGGAACAATCAGAACTAACGGCCATTATTGTTTCAATATTAATAAACCTCATAGATCTAATCATGTATGGTTCAAGATCAAAGATAATAAGATTTATCAAAAGTGCTACGATCCCGATTGCGTAGATTCAAACTTTGAGAGCCAAGGATTTCCTATGACTGAAGAAGAAGTTCAATCACCGTTTGAGGAATTTGAAAAGACGCATTGCAAAATTATGAACCCCCCTTGCTTCTTGCGTGAATATAACAACTCAATTCAGATTCTAAACAAAAATGAACTCTCTATGATGTATGAGCATATGGAATCAGTTGATAAGAAACCGTTCATATATGCCTGGCTTCATAGTCCTACAATTAGAACCTACGAGAGTATGGATATGCTACCGTTTCCGTGCAATGTTCCAAAACTTGTATATAATCTCTGGAAGGGGTGGGATGTGCCAAAACACGAGGGAGGTAAGGCGAACAAGTTCTTTGACCATATTAGAAACCTAATTCCCGACAGAACCGAGAGTCAATGGTTCATCGTGTGGCTTGCGCATATATTTCAGAAACCAGGTAAGAAGACGAGCATATGTCCTGTGCTTGTAGGCGGTCAAGGATCGGGCAAAGGATTCCTCATAGAACAAATGATTGGAAATCTTATGGGAAATAAGTTCTATCATACGAACGACCCAAAGAATGATTTGTTTGAAAGATTCTGCGAAGGACGCAACGGCAAGATGCTTGTGAATATTGATGACTTTAATGTCGGGATCCTTAAACTGAACAACGATCCCTTCAAGAGTCTTATTACGGGTGAGCGCATAACTTATGAACCAAAAGGCAAGGCGAAGATTTCAAGTTTCAACTGTTCCAACTTTATTATTACGACCAACAACAGTGAGCCTGTGAAGATTGAGACGGACGACAGACGCTATGCACTCCTTGGATGCTCAAACAAGCTCGTGAATAACCACGACTATTTTGATAGACTCAGCAAATACTGGGAAAAGCCTGAAAACAGGTGGGCAGTATTTGATGCGCTTATGGATATTGATATTACGCAGATTGACCTGAAGAAAGACAGACCGGTCAATGCAATGTATAACGAAATGAAAACATTAAGCGCAGACAAGGAACTCTTGTTTCTGTCGCAACTTATGAATGATAAGAAGGTTGAGCACAAGAACTTGTATCAGACTTTTACACAATGGATCCAAACAAATGGATTCGTGGGATATACACCCAGAAACTCAATTTCGTTTGGTAAATATATTTTAAAAATTGATGGAGTGACCTCAAGGCAAAGCAACGGCACTGTGTATATTTTTGATCACAAAGCCGTGGGAGAATATCTGACTAAAAAGGGGGTCAAGGTGGATGGTGTGTGCCAGCTGGTTGATGACGACTACTAACTTCTTCACCATTCTCAAGTCCTATAGTTGTTCCGTGTCCTTTTCCGCTTGATGTCACTGGTGTATTAGAATGTGAAATCATATGAGGTATATGAACATGCTGTTCAGGAACTGGTGGCGGGGGTGGTGGTATATGAGGTGCTAATGCTTGTAAGGCGCCTTGGATTTGCTGAGGATTGTTTGGGTTCAGAAACGGAAATGCATTCTGTAACAATGCTTGAATATTTTGAAACTGATTCATCCTCTTCTATATCTATCTATTTTTGGCGCTGGAGGCGGACTCGTAACCTCTTGATCATCTGATTGATATTGTAAATGCTGTGGTGGTGTGAATTGTGATTCTCCTGGTGCCAGTGGTGGATTTACATGATGAGGATTCATAGGACCTACAACCTCGCTTTCTTCATCGGGTGCAACGTTTTGTGGATGAGTTGTACTTTCTCTATCATTCATTAATATAATCAATTATTAATATCTAGGATGACTCTGAGCAGGATGAGGCTTGGGTTGAAATGAATGTGGTATCATCAAGCGGTCTCTTACCATTGAAGCATATTCAGGATCACTTTTCAATCTTTCTGCATGTCGCTTTTCGGTTAGCTCTGCTGATTCGCGTGCTGTCCTCAGATGTTCATCTAACTCTTTTTTTCTTTCTTCAGGTGTCATTTGTGCTCTTTTTTGTACGGCTTTTAGATGCCTCCTGGCGATTTCTCTTTCTTCATCCCCATAAAATTGATGTTTATCTAACTCTTTCTGCAGATCTATCTGATCTTTATAAAATTTATCATGTGATTCTTGATCCCTCATACTATGATATATATGAAGAAAGTTTTCCGTAGGCGTCAATAATTTCTTTATTCATATAATCAATTATTTTAATGCATGCTTTGCTGTATTCTGTCAATCATTTCTTGCCATTCAGGAGATATTGGCTGATTCCCTTCATGTGGTATTCTTCTGTCTTGCCATTCAGGAGGTGGATTTTGTGATTTCTCATATATCTGATCCCAACCACTTGGTGTCGGTTTATTTGGTGGGTGTAAAGACATATTAGCAAGTCCTGCATTTATAGGTTTAGATTCAACTTCTTCTTCTTCTTCGCGTTGCCTTCTGCGTTTTATAGCTGGTATATCTTCTGTTATTCTTTCAGAAGCCCCTTGACTCGCGCGTTCTCTGTCCTGTTTTTTAATTTTTTTACCTGGATTTTCTTCTTTTTGACGTTCTCTATGATATTCCTGACTTTCTTCATATCCCCCCGGTTTATTTTGTTTGGCTTCTTTGACTTTAAAATTTCTTAAAATATGATTCCTATCATTTTCATAATAATTAGTAAAATTTATATCTTTTGGATCAACTTTTACACATTTTTTAAGTGTTTTTTTCCATTCTACAAAAAATTCACGATGTGCTTTAGGAGTTATTTTATCTGCTATTGGTACATCATCACTTGGTTGGGCAAGTTGTGTATAAAGTGCCCATGGAAGAAGATGACGATCCATAAGTTTATCATCCATAGGTAATTTTACATACCATTGTTTAATTTTTTTGTCACCACTAAAAGGAATAACATCATATCTATGATATTGTATATGATGAAAAGCTTCATTGCATTTTTGTTTTGTTTCAGATACTACTAATATTTTATCTTCATCCATAATACAATATGCTTTCTTCATACTATGATATATACGAAGAAAGTTTTCCGTAGGCATCTATAATCTCATGACTTGCAGACTTTGCCCAAGAAGGAACTCCCTTTCCAATCTCTTGTGCGCTCTGGTCAATCCATTTGCGGTCATCGGCAGTCATGTGTATTTGTGGGCTTGAACTGAGATGAGCAATCTGGAACTGCTGACAATTACGAGTAAATGGATCATATGTAAAGTAATTCGTCTTGCCAACCTTCTTTATTGCATTCTCAATCATTGTCCCCAAAGTCAAACCAGGACTCACAGATATACTTCTGGTCTGTTCGTCCTGTCGTGGTCCTGCACCTATATTCATCTTCGGTCGTTCTTCCTTTTCAAACATGAGTGTCGTACCGTTGCTCAATCCTATTCTCAAAAACAAATGAAAAAACTTATCTACTGAAATCTTACCTTGATGCAATACACGCACGAGTCCTGATATTGCACCAGACAACGGAACTCTACATGATGTTAAAGATTTGATAGTCTCTTGGCTGTACTTTTCAATAAGTGCTTTGGTTTGGCCCACAAACTCTTCTATGTTTGGTATAGATCTGATGAGTGAGAGACCAGTCTGAAATGCGTTGGAACCAAGAACCTTTTTGCCAAAGTCTCGTGCTTTGCCTATTGTCTTGATCCCCCGCTTGATTGCGTCCATTAGTATTACGAAATATTAAGTTTTGGGACATCAACTTTTACTGGGATATAATGACCCCCGAATACATGACCGTACTTTGGGAGTGCTGAGAAGGATGGAACCACAAAGGTGTGCGCGACAGTCTTGGGTTCCTTGATCTTTAGTGGGCCTCGCATTTAGTATAGTCATAGATATTTATTTCTGCTATTGGTTTATCAAAATTAAACACCTCTTGATCACGATGAGCATAAGTTCCTAATCCTGAAAGATAATCACCTTCATATGGTTGTACTTTACCAAAAAAAGGCATATCTGGAGGAGGATCATATTTAACAAAATAATGGGGTAACTTCTTATGACACGATAAATAATATGGTGTATCAATATATATATTACTATTTGGATTATCAATATCTATTTGATGTATTTTAGATGTATCAACAACTATATATTCTGTGGGAACCTGCTTAAGTTCATCAAGTTGATCATTAGTCAAGAAATTGAATGTATTTAGATTTCTCATATAATTCCAACTAAAATCATTTATATATTGTGTATAGGGGGTTGCTGGGAGCTTTCCATCTTTGATATCTAAAGACTCAATAGGACACCATTTGATTCCTCGCGAGTCTAAAAAGTCTATGAGGAGCATCTTACTATTCCTCCGGATTTCCTGCACACCGATAAAACACAACTGTAAAAACGAGATATGCATTTGTAGATACAGGATTAATGCCATTCTGACCCTTAACGAGACCCTGAAATACACCAAGCCTGGGAGTGATTGGCATTCCAGAAGTTCCATTTCCGACACCATATTCTCCAATGAGAAACTTAAAAGTAAGTTGTTGATTATTTATAAAATTTGTATCAGATAGTGGAAGACCAATTGGTGATGAAGATGATGGATTTATAAATGGAAGTCTAGACCAATATTCACCAGTGAAAGAGTTGTAATACTGAGGACTGGTTATTGTTGGGACGCTAATAAATTTTGACAGGTATTTCCAACTTTCGCTAGTATATTGTTCAGGAGCATTAGTAGTATCATCATATCCTTTCAGATTATGAAATGAAATTGGATATTCTGCTCTTGAAGCATCAATTGCCATGTGTGTATGTTGAGGATCAAGCTGTTGTAAAAATTTAGCAGGAACTGTAAATTCATTTAATACTATTAAACTTGTTGTGGGGAATGAATCCTTGGTATCATTATAAAATGTGGCAAACTTTATAAAATCAGCTGAAACATACAACCGGAGAGGCTGTTGGTACAATGAATGCTGACGACGCTCCTGTTTGAGAACCTTGGACATTTTGATGAGTGAAGCAAGAAATACCTTCTCCTCTGGTGTAATATCCTTGTTCTCCTCACTGTGCATTTTAGGAAGACGAATCATTATATAATATACTCATTTAAATTTTTTCTAAACATTTTCTCCTTGTCCTTTGGATGAAAGTCAATGACCAAAAAGTCGTGTGGGTTGTCATTCTCGTGGCACTTGTTGAAAATCTTTACGAAATCCTCCTTGTTGATTGAGCCACCGAGCTCCTCTGCAATCTGCTTGACGACATCCTCATTCTTCTGACGACCGAGAAAGAGCGTCGTGAGATTCTGCCTGACGGACCGTGGTATTCCAGACGGTGAGTTGTACGATTGAGCCATGAGCCATACTGAAATTCCGAGTCCTCTGCCGACATGACGATGTCTCAACAAAAGATTAATCAATGGGTTCTTTGCGCTCTGTACATACAATGGAGTTCCTTGACAATCGTCAATTATGAGTCCGAGAACAGGACGATGACCGTATTTGCACTCGGGAGGACGATCAAGATATCCACCTTGCATGGCCATCTCAAGATACTCTGGGGGGATATCGTTGAGCTGAACCTTTTTGTTGCTCAAGAGTTTCTGGAGCGTCTTGTATATTTTCATTTTAAATTCATACTCTTCCCAGTCGTCCTGTTCTTCATTGACTTTGCGGATGACATCGGCGACACTATCCCCCGTCGGATTATGATATTCATCCTCCTCATCAATCCCAAGCGGATCAAATATCGGTCTATTTGATGCGATTGTTGGACTTATGATAAAGACTCTGTCCATGCATCCTTGGTTCTTAAGACCCTGTAAAAGTGAAGAGACGATTACAGATTTGCCCGAACCTCTTGATGCGACGACTGCACTCAACTGGTGCATCTTAAACTGGTTAGGAGGAGTCTCTATTGCAAAAGCGGATTTTTTTGGGAGTTTTATTTCAAAATTGGGATCCTTAATCTTGACGGTCCTCATTGATATTTATGGAGAAAATAAGTAATTGATTCCGAAACCAGTAACCTGATAGTCTAAAGAATTACGAAGACCTTCCGTGCCACCAACATTATCTTGAAAAAATGACAAAGAAAATGTATATAATTGACCTGGATTTAGGTCAGTCAGTGTGTAAGCAGATCCAGTAGGATATGAGATATAAAGAGGTTGGATAGGAAGAGCGGGGGTTGCATTAATAACAAGATATGGAGATCCTGCAACAGTAACAGGATTCCATGAAAGTGTAGCACGGTTTCCAAATCCTTTGACTTTGAGACCAGTTGGCGCAGGAGGTGTTGTTAAACCATCAACATAAACTGCACCACCAGAATTAGGTGTATAAGTAATATGATACTGCGACCCTGGTGAAAGACCACTAATTGTATAATCAGGACCTGAGCCACTGACTGATCCACCAGTTGAAGTTACTGTACCACTTGAAACACCCGTTCCTGGCGAGACATGTACAACTATTGAGGTTGTTGTAGAAGAAACTTGTTGAATAGAAGAAACTCCAGCAGATACAGTTGAAAATGATATAAAAGCTGGTGCTGTAAAATTCGTATTATCAGATGATGCAGTAATGCCGTAAGTTGTATATACAGTAGAAACAGTCAATCCAGACAAATTATAACTAGTTTTATCAGAACTAAGAGTAGCTATTATATTTAAACCGGAACCAAGAACGACTTGATAATGGCTCGCACCTTGTACAGCATTCCAATTCAGAGTTACAGTGGTTGGGCCGACATTTGTTGTATCTCGGACAGTTGGCACAGAAGGTAGAGTAAATGCGATTAGTGTATTAGATGGTTCAGTATACTGATCTAAAACTAAAAATTCATATCTTGTTCCAGGAGTTAAATTAGTTACTGTGTATGTCTGAGTACCTGTTGGTAGATCAGTCACAACCTGAATATTATTGACTCTAACACTTAGCCTTCCAGCTCCCGACACCCATACTAGAACTACCGAATTTTGTGTAATTAAAGTCGCATGTAGATTAACAGGAGCACTCATTTATAATCTACAGAGATATATTTTTTGAGTATCTTGGCATTCCCCATCTGGCGTCATACATTTGCTGGCCCTGGAGAGTGTCATCAATGACCATAGACTGGATGCGATTCCAAAGACGAATAGATGGGTCGCGCATCAAAGGCTTCTGCTTGAGAACACCGTGAAACTTGCATGGTCCAACGGCTCTGCGCATTCCAATGTCTCCATAGACAGATCCTGTGGCTACTGAGACTTTTGGAAAATGATTTGGCTCCCTGTACCCCCTGAATCGCTTGAACGGCTCGGTGGCTTGGAGCATTGGATTCATCATACGAACCTCGTTATATTTTGCGATTGACTCTGGCATATATTATTCACGGAGAAAATAAGTAATTGATTCCGAAACTAGTGGAGGGCAAAAATGTTACAGTGTATGGTTCATTAAGAAGAAAATTAAAATCAATTGAAAATCCGATAACTGAACCACTTAAAAACTGACATGTAGTAACTGGAAAACCGGTAACTTGAACTTTTACAAAAGTCTCAATATTGGGATGCCCAGTAATAGGAGTAACTGTATATAATGTATGAGGATTCGCTCCCCCAGTAAAATTAAACGGAACATTATATTGAAACTGGCTCATATATCATTACCTGATAATTTAATAAACCACCTGTACCTGCTGGTTTGCGCCCACGCGTAGAATGGAAGTGAAGCAAGTGAAGACATCGGTGCGGTCACCCTGGTTGTTGTTATCCTGGTTGAGATATGCGACCGAAACTGCACCACGAGTATCAACGCCCGAAACCAGACGAGGAATTGCGTCATCCATAAAGTCAAGTGCGACACCCATCTGGTACCCAGAGTTCAGATACACAGTAGGAGTCGTAGAGCACTGTCCGGACGCCCAGTCGTTGTGCATATCGTACATCTCCTGGTTGAAGAAGAAGTTATTGACGGGAGAAATCTTGTAATTGGGGATAAAGGCGTTGTTAATCTGGTACTGCCAATGGTTGAAATCGCCAGGTTTCTGAAATGGAACCTTACCATAGCTGAATCCAGAAGGATTGGAGGCATAAGTGCAGAAATATGGATTCTTATGGACCATGCCTAGTTTGTCCATTGCAGTGGCACCCATACCACATGGAACATTGCACAGGTTGTTGTAGAACTGGTTGAACTGGGGCACGCGGTTGCAAGAAATCACCTTGTCAAGAGACTGAGTATTTACCGAGAAACGAGTCTGTGTCGCACCGGAACTCTGAATCTGGTTAATGTTAAAGTAGTTGGGGTATGGGATCTCAATCTCACCACCCGAAGACAGCTTAGAGTGGAGCATGTCATCCACAAAGTTGTTGTCAAACGAGCAAGTGCGGATGCTGAAGAAGATGTTCTGCAGAGAGTAGTCTGGAAGACTATTAACGGTCCATCCGTTATTCTGGCATGTAGTATCCTCGTAATAAACACGAGGATGAGTTATACCAAGCACATCGTTCTGTGCGAGAGTGATACGAATCTCAACCTCACCGAGCATCTGTGTCTGGATCCATGATGGAGCAGACTTGAAGAACCCGAGCCAATCGTGGATGCTGTGAAAGTTGTTGTTGTTGTTTTCACAATACAAAGCGATATCGTATGGCTGAACAACAGTTGCATAACAAGAAAACTGAGCATTTGTTGGGTTTTCTGGAGAACTTGAAGTTGTTTTATTGGTGAATGTACCACCGGTTGTCGTATATGTTACATAGAATCCAGTAGTACGTGCTCCTGGTTGACCACCAGTTGTCTCATAAGCATATTCTACAGACTGAATATTTGTAATTTGAGGATAACCAGTAAGAGTTCCTGTAAAAGACAGACCGAAATAGTGAGCTGGGGGAAAAAACTGCATTTCATAAACACCACTGGTTGTGCAAGGAATTGGCTCCATGGTGGTAGTTACACAATGAACTACTGCGGTAGTTGATAAACTGCCAGGTGCACCACCAGAATTCGCTGTCCAATTTCCAACATGAATAGGAATAAGCTCATTGGTAGAAGTAAGTGTAGTATTGTAGCCAGCAAGTGTAGGAAGCATGTCCTTCTCGTTCTGGAGCTGAGTACGAGAGAGAGTCTTGTCAAGGTGGAGATGGCTCTCCTTGAGCATGTTGAAAAGCAGATTGTACTGCTGGAGGTTGAGAAGACCGAGACCATTTACTGAAACCTCAAGACGAGAAATCAAACCTTCAATACCCTTAGGCAGAATACCACGAAGTCCATTCTCGCCGTCTTGATTAATACCCGAAACTGAACCAGTTGTAAGGCTGGTCTCAAAGTGCATTGCGAAGCTGTTGAGATCCACGAGTGCCATTGGAAGACGAACGATGATCAGACCACCTGAACCAGCGCTGGTGCTGTTGAGTGCATTCACGCGAAGAATGTTGGTGCTGGGCTGTGCGTTGTCGGCCAAGCGATGAAGATAAAAACGAAGATTTTCTGGGACTACGAGCGACTGACTAAAAAGATCCATTTTAATATAGACTTAGGAAATTATTTCTTGCGAGACACCCGTTCCTTGGCTCTGCGGAATTTTTCATCCAGCTCTTCCCGTTTTTTCTTTGCCTCGTCATCTTCAGCCTGCTTCTTGAGAGCATCATCAATCTTTGCCTGGAGTTCAATCGCCTCTTCTGCGCTGATGATTGATGCACCCTCCTGGTGTTTGATAATCTTGATTCGTGGATCGTCTGGTGAGTCAAAGATCTCCACGGCTCCTTCAATCACTCGCTCTACTGGCTTCTTCACCTTGGGAATCTTGTTCAGATTAATGTCCTTCCAGCCTTCTGGGTATTTGTCTGGGTTCTTGATGCAGTACTCAATTGCATCCTTAATCACAGTCTCTGGGAGTCCTGCATATATGTTCTTGAAATAATCTACTGCCTCATCCATGCTATCAAATGTGTTCTTCATTATACATAATGTCAATAAAATAGTTTCTGGAAAAGCACACGGCCTGGATAATTTTATTTATATATAATAATGGATTTATTCAAAAGCCCAATATATGTAAATTATCCATCGTACGCCTGGACAGGCAAGGGACCAAGCAAAGCTGAACGATTTCAGATGGCAATCACAAGACGAGGCAAAACCCAGAAGAGTTATGAAACAAGAAGAGAACTATTGAGAGGCAAAAAGAAAAATATTCGCAAGAAGTAATGGTAGAGCACAACTGTAAGTGTGGGTGTAAAAAGTGTATGAAAAAGAGAAAGCCGAGTCCTCCTGATCCTTACAAGCCTGTGAAATTTAATTCGTCTCTTGGTCCAGTTGCTTACGGTTCAAGTCTTGGAAAATACACAGGAACGATCAACAAAGAGACTGCTCTGGAACGCCAAGGATTTGCGATGACCACAAGATTCAACAACGCGATCAAGGACAAGGAGGGACTCATAAACTTTATTCAGCGTCGTGAGTTGCTGAGAGGTCCAAGCGATTACTACAAGACTCAAAAGGAATATCTTCAGAATGAAATTGCAGAAATCAAGAAGCAACGGGACCAAGCGCTCTCAAATAATCAAAGGGTCACTGAACTCATAACTAACAATGCTGGAAAGATGGTTCCGACTGCAGTTTTTAGATTGGAACTCGGTTTGCCTAATACACCTGTTAAACCAGAAGGTATTGTAGGTGAGAGACCACAACCGACTGCTGAACCAGAAGCACCTGCGCCACCACCAGCTGAACAAGGAGCACCTGCGCCACCACCAGCTGAAGAAGGAGCACCTGCACCGACTGCTGAAGAAGGAGCACCACCAGCTGAATCAGAAGAAGAAGCTCCGACACCAGAAGGATCTGAAACATCCTCTGAAACCGAAGAAGATCCCGAAATCAGAGACAAGAGATTGGGGGTCTATGGAATTCTTTTGAATGAGCGCAAACACGGTGAATCAAAACGAAAGATTCTGGAAAAGGTTCTGGAATATGACGAGCAAGAACTTGACGAGATAATAGGTGATTATTATCCAGATGAAGTAGAAAATCTAAAAGCCACAATTCCCGAATCAGCTCTTCAGAAATTTGAAATGGCATTTACTGGGCAACATTAATTTATGAATGTACTATAGATGAGAGTCCTCAGATCCCAAGTCCAATATATCAATAGTCTTGATCGTAATGACGGAGAATACATTAACAATTTTACAGTTACATATCCAAACAACTTTGTGTGCATTGAGCCTGGTCAATATGTCAGAATGTCTTTGGTCTCATTCGCGACTTATAATTATTTCTTTTGGACCAATAGATATAATAATTCATTTGATATAACACTTGGGGGAATAAAATATCTTTGTTTTTTGCCGATTGGATTTTACACGGCCGATGAGAACATGACACATTTTGCATCAATATTGAATAATAGTTATGTAGATCCGTATGGTGTCACACAACACAATCCGTGGGGGTACTCATTGGGTGTCACAGTTACTAAAAATACAATTACAAACCAATATTTAATATCAACAACAATACCGTTTGTGTTATCATTCAAAGGAAGAGATCCTACATATGCAAAGTTAAACTCTGCGCTTTTGTTGGGCTTTAACACTGGGGGAAATTATCCGTTCAACACATCTGTTTCAACGAGTGTCACAGTTCCGTACTCTTTTGATTTTGTGCAAGATGTTCCTTTGACTACACCTGCTCCCCCGATAGTTGGCAAACTCCAGAATCTTGTTCTCCAAATGAATGTTCCTCCACAAAATTTGGCTTTTGACACAGAGACTGGATATATGGATTATACATATTCATTTGCATATATACCTGTAGGAGAATATGCACCGTACGATCCTATAAACTACTTGCCTCAAGATACCGGAACATGGACCTGGCAATCTCCTAGTACTGGTTCAAAACTCGGAACAATCAGGTATATGTTATTGACTCCTGCGTACCAAGAGATGCCTATGGTTTCGGATTACACGATGGCCATCAGAGTTGATATACTTGTTGATGATGTTGTTGAACAAATGAAGATTATGAGAGAGACGATCAAACTACAGAAACTCTTGCTTATCGGTCAATCCCATCAAATGGAATCTGCGGAACCAACGGAACCACAGGAAGAGACACCGCAGGAAGATCAGCCTCAACAGGAACAAGGACAAAGAGAAACAGAAGACCAACTCCATGAGGGTCCTTTAGATTACTACGGTAATAATCTTTACTATGATTAATGGGAAAGCTTGGTCTTTGGGGTGCTTTCAAAAAGATTATAGGTGACAATAAACAAGAAATCAAAAAAAATGTATTGACTCATGGCTTACAAGGCATTGGGGGTGGCCCAGGTGAGTTTATTGTTAATCCTCATAAGATGATTGATAGACATACACGACGAGCAGAGTTTATGACAAAGGCTAACAAGATTCTTACAAAGTTTGGAATTCCGAATGCATTTGGACCAGCATTAGAACTTCAGGAAAAGGGACTCAAATATCTTGATGGTGTTGTGAATCATGGGAAGAAACCAGACATTAATGAGATTAAGGAGATTCTCCAAGAAGGACAAGCTCTCTATAAAAATAATAAGTGATAATATAAATGGGCTTTTTCAATTTCATCAAAAATGTCGGAAAAAAGGTTGTAGGCGGTGTTGCCAAGGTTGCAAAAGTAGTCGGAAGCGGTGTGGCAAAAGTGGCGCCAATTGTCAGCAAGGTTGCCGGCATGATTCCTGACCCCAGAGCACAAGCTCTAAGTAAAATTGCTGGAACAGTCGGGGGTGTTGCAGGAAAATTTTTCAATAAAAAACCACCAGAGGAGGAACCAGCACAAGCAGAACAAATATCACAACCTGTGCATCACGACCGAGCTCCCCCAAGGCGCGAAGAGCATTATGGCCGTGGTCGTTACGAAGAGCATTATGGCCGTGGTCGCCACGAAGAAAGTTATGGACGCCATCATTATGGTCGTCACGAAGATTATGGACGCCATCACCATGGTCGTCGCTAAAACTTTTTTTCTCAGCCTATAGAAATGGATCAGTCAGCGCCAGAAACTGTAGAACTGAAGAAACCTGAGAAAAAGTCAATGACCCCCGAACGCCTTGAACAGCTCCAAAAAGCTCGTGACCTTGCTCTCTTGGCTCGTAAGGAAAAGGCTGATCTTAAGACCAAGGAAAAGGAACTCAAGAAGTTGGAACAGGAGACGAAAAAGAAGGAGATTGAGAACCGTATGATGGAACTGAATTCTGAACCCCCGGCAAAAAAGAAGAAGGAGAAGAAGGTTGTATATGTTGATCCTTCGTCTTCTTCGGAGTCATCAGAGGAGGAGATTGAGTATGTCAAGCGACCCAAGCAGAAGAAGGTTATCCAGGAAATGTCCAAGGCGGATTACCATGACCAGATTCATCGTCTCAGGAAAGAACAAATGATGAATATGATGTTTGGGGGTCGTGCATATTAATTTTATTTGTATATTATAAATGTTTGAGAAGAGAACCAAACTCGGTACTAAACCTAGCACATACAGTCCGCACATGTCTAAGGAACTCAGAAATAGTGATCTTCCTCGTATGGTTGCAATTCCGAAAGGACCAATGAAGAGCATGAAGACAGGCGGAATGGTCAAACAGACTAAACCTCACATGCTACACAAAGGTGAGATGGTTATCCCATCAACCGTTGTGAAGCACATTACAAAAATAATTAAAAAGTAGGCTATATATAAATGGTGAATGCAAAAAATCCTCTTGTTAGAGCTGGAAGAATCGCGGGAGGAATAATGGGTGAAGAACCAGGTGCTGTGTATGAAGGTGTAAAAGGTACAAATCTTCCTACAATTACTGGGGGGATAATTAAAGCAGGAAAGGGGATCAAAGGATTTATAAATAAATTAAAACACACGGGTGATGTAATTGCTAAAACGGTTCATGATTCTCATAAAAAAATGCCATCAATGCACAAAGGAGGTATCGCAAAGAAAACAGCGCCACACATGCTACACAAAGGTGAGATGGTTATCCCAGCGCATGTCGTGAAAAAAATAAAGACTGTTATTAAGAAATAAAATGCCGTTTGCAATTAAAAAGAATCCAGGAACAAAAACATATCGTGTTGTAAATACGCAGACTGGTAAAGTCCATGCATTCAACGCGACCCATGCTCACGCCAAGGCTCAATTGAGATTGCTTGAATCTTTTCGTAAGTAATTTATTCCATCATCTTAAGATGTCTGTATGTTGTCACGCTCGTAGAGTGGTCATGAAGCATAAGATATGCAAGATCCGCACCACGCACTCTGTCCTCGTTCAACGAGCTGTTCCTGAAAGTGGCGATGGTTTTACGCAATCCAGACGCGATATCCTTCAATGGAGAATCCTCAGTACCATACGGGAACTTGGGAAATCCAGACTTGTTGAGAGTCTCTTGGACCCAGCTAGTCCAATTTTCAACTGGCAACAGGAAACTTCTTGGTTGCTCGGTTCGCCTGAAAATATCACACAGTGCGGGACTGAATTTATAAATAATTTCGTCGGGGTATTTGGTCCCCTTAGTTTTCCACTCTCTCAGGTGGAACTCAACCATGTGACCACCACGATCCAACACGAAATTGCTCTCTTGCGGTGCCTCATTGAGTTGATGGACTATTGGGATAGGATGACCAAACTCGTTGCGGATAGGAATCTCGTCAAACATACGGAAGAAGAAATTCTCCATTGAGTTCTTCCCAAAAGTCTTTTCAACGCCGTCAAGGATCTTATCCCACCTATAAACCTTCTCGTCCTTGTTCCTGTCGGTCGTCGCCTCTTTAGACTTATTCTTCAGCTTGTTGAATATAATCTCATACTCGTGAATAATCTTCTTATCAAGTTCCATTGGCACATTAGAAACATGTGTGAATAGAACCTGCCACTTTTGCTTCAGAGTCTCCAAATTTGTATATTTTTCACGCAGAGCCTCAAGAATCTTCTCAGGTTGCTCAAGCGTAGGTATGATGTTCTCAGTGTCGCCTACGAGACCAATGATGCCTGGGAACTGTTTGTACTTTTTGATAATGTCAGTCTTGGGAGGAAGTCCATTTGGCTTGTAGTTGTTGATGAGATACTCAACGCTCTCGGATGCCTTCATTACTTTAGGAGCGACTTGTACTTTTAAGTCGGGTCGTCTTAGGTCCTCAGGAATTATTACACGATTCTGGTTATCAAATTGGATGTTGTACTTGTCAATCGTCTTTTGGGTCGGGGGTTTCTTGGTGGCCATGATTCTCTCGTAGCACCTCTTGCGCTGGATATAATATGAATTGGGATGATCAGATCCTACTGGGGTTGCATGATAATATGACATTTAGTATATATTAATATTATTATATATTATGTAATTACGCATCAAAAATAATATCATATAACAATAAATGTATTGGCAACTAATTCCAATTCGTGATTTACCTAACGGTGGAGTAAGCATGTTCAGGCTAAATAAAAATTTTGCTACTGAAAAAGAGGCACGACTTTATGCTCATTCCAATGGAATCACCAGGTACAGAACTGAGAAGATTAAAGATTCTGGTGATGGTTCAGACTTGGATGTACATAAGATTGTGACTGATTTAAACAGTAGGCGTCATTTACCCAAAGGTGGGGGTATGGTAAAGGAGACTAAACCTCATGTTGTGCATAAAGGATCTATGGTTCTACCGGCACACATTGTTAAACATATTGTAAAGCTCAGTCAACGGTAAGATTTATACTTATATTTCTTGCACCATTCTGAATATCATTAATAGCACGGGCAATAGTATCATGGAGGACATTGTACCAGGGTTCTTCTATTCTCTCTGGCATAAAGGCGGTTCTACAGATTGGACAAGTATTTCCTTTTTGGGACCAGCGGTCAATGCATCTGCGATGGAACGAGTGATTACAATCCAAGGTGTCTTTGGTTCGTTTAATTGGTTCTTGACAAATTGAGCACTCTTCAAAATCAGAGTCGGGGCGATGATGTTGGCAGTAGGTATGTTTGCCTGGTTTGTTTTTACAACCTTCTTTAAGACACTTGGCCATCTTCTATATAACAATATTTTCTTTATATCTAATATATGAGTGCTCCACCTCAAACTGGTATTTTTGCTCCAAATAATATTGGCGGATTTAATAATGCTCCCCCGATAACAGGTGCAATAACTACTTTTTTGACATCGTTCAGTTGGTTACCACCTGGTCTAACTTTGGGTTCAAACCATACAGCATATTTTACATTTTTGTCTAGTGAATATGATGGAGAATATGAATTTATAATGGGACAACCTGGTGTTATTACATTAACAACACCATTAAATGTTGTAGATTTTATAAATAATCAAACTGTAGGATTTATTACATATCCATCTGACTCTGCACCTCATTCACTTGATAGAACTGGATGGTCTGGATATTCAACTCAATTTCCTAATAAATTAGCATTAGGTTTAACCCCTATTGTAAATGGAGTTCCATTAAAACCAGGAACTTGGTATAAATTTTATATGCAATTTGGTGTTGCATATCAGTATAATGGTATTTATGTTGGTAGATTTTTCTATCAAGATGGATATAATATTTTTGAATTTTTTAAAAAACCTGATTGGCCTGACTATGTTGGTACACCTTCAGGTGACGGTATGATCATTAATATTGTTGAGACTATCCGCCCCAGTTGGGGGATTAACTGGTTTTACAGTCCATAAAGTTTTCACATGTGCTAACATTTCAGGAGTAAGTTGTTGCATTTTATATATGCAAATATTAAAATGGCATGGTACAATACATTTGATTCTGCATTCTGGCTTACCATAGCGGGTATAGTGTCAGCTGGATTTGGTCTCATGCTCAAGATGTGTCTCAAGAGTAAATGCACAAACATTAATATATGCGGAATGACTTGTACTAGAGATGTTCAAGCGGAAATTGATGAAGACAGAATCATCCCCCCTTCTTGATTTTAATTTTATATTTTGATTCAATATTAGTAATGGCTTCCGAGAGTGACGGTTTGGTCCATAAGAGCCATTTGGCCCAGAATCCGGCTGTTCTGATATTTGACCAATCTTCATTCTTTTTGTGTCTAGCAATATATCTCTTCATACGATCAGCATCTTTGTGTTGCGTATAGTCTTGATATCCCTTGGCACCAAAAGAAACTTTAGAACCATCTGGGAACACTACATCCCATTTCTTACTAGCCATTCTACTCGGTACAAGATGAACATTCATTATAAATGTATAGTATTATTTTTAACCTGTTCTATTCTTCTTGCAATATTATGCTCAAATTCTATTCTCATATCAGACCCCACAGCCCTATATCTATCTTGAATTTGTTGAGGAGTCAATTGAGGAAGACCTTGTGATGTTCTCCATTGCATAAGTCTTTCATGAACCATGTGTGGAGTAACTTGAAAATTATGTCGTTGTAGATTGAGTTGTACAATTCTGCCTCTCATTTGCTGAAGCAATGAAAGTTCTGCTCTCTGAAACTGATGGCCTTGTTCATAAAAATAATGCTCAGGTCTTGTTTTCTCAAACACCCAATTAAGTAGATCATATAATGTTTTATAATTCTTTCCTTTGGCATAACGACCTGGTCTAATTTCTTTATAAATCACAACCATATTAATATTCAAGAGGATTATTTTTGTCAATAAAAAACTTCTTAACATCAATAACATCGTTGTTATATTTCTTTCTCAGTTCTTCTAGCATACTAGGGGGTATAACATATGTCTTGCCATCAAGATTTATGGTTACCCAAATCTCAGTCATTTCTCTATACAAGCTTCATTTCTTTATATGACCTCTCCAACCCCCACTTTTCGTATATACCTATTTCCTATCTATTTCTTATATATATATTATTATTATTATTATATATATAGAATAGGTAAGGAATAGGGGTATATATAAATGTGGAGGAGAGGTTGGGGTTGAGAGCCAGTCAGTACGATTATGAACTCTGCAACCGAAAGTTGTAAATGAACTTGAGTGGTCGGGGGTCATCAACTCCAACTCCGCCACCGGACAAAC